CTCATAATAGCCTCTGCCATGTCTATTTCCATATCTTTGGCTACCATTAACGCTTCTATTTCTAATTCTAGACTAGCAGTTTCATCAACAGCTATTTGAACTGGGTTAAACTCTTCAAATAGATTTCCATTTTGAGGGTGTATATCTAAGAACTTTTGTAACATTTGGTTTTGACGCGAAACATTTAAAACGCCATCATAAAAAGTTATGTGAGCTAAGTTTTGTGGCCCTTTCATTTCATCAACAAAAATAGTTTGCTGGTTTGGACAATACTTAATTTCTCTTCTAAGACCTTTTTCTTTGTCAAACCAATAAATATTTCTACTTCTTATGGTGTATGTTATAGGTGATGCGTCACCAACTAATAAATATGTTTTATCTTTCAATTGATCGCCAATAACGTTAGGTTTAACGTCAAAAGGCTGTTGTACTACTTTTACTCCTTTTTCTTGTGTTGTCATAATAATATATAATATAAGTTAATAAAAATAAAAGGACCGAGGCCGAAACCTCGGTTCTTTTAAAGTGTTGTTATCTAACTAACTTCATAAAGTTGTTAGCTGCTTGAACTACTAAACATCTTTCTGTTAAATAGTTAACTGTCATTGCATCAAGGTCAGACGTGATGTTTCCACCAACAGAACCTGTGATCCAAGTTTTTAGTCTTCTATTATCAGTTTGAGATGCTCTGTAACGCACGTGAATAAATGGTCTTTTTACGTTTCTACCCATAGTTTCATCATAAACAGATGAAGTACCAGCAGGACATAAAACTCCAGATAATTTAGAGTTACCAGCCCAAGTATCTGGAGACGCTGCACCAGGTAAATGACCAACAGCTCCGTGAGCAGATACATTGTTTAAGTATTTCCAGTCAGACTTGTAGAAGTCGTAAGAACCTCTTCTGAAACCAATAAAACCTAAGTTTAATGCCATGTCAGAAGAATTGTCAAACAATCCGTAAGCAGTACCACCAGCAGATCCTAAAGAAACGCCAGCAAGCATACCGTCAAAGTTTAGTGAGTCGCTTCTGTCTAAGTAAAGCATATTCTCCTCAATAGCTCCTTGACCATCTAATTTAACTAAGATGTCATCAAAGTACGCTAAATCAGTTGCAGGAACACCTCCAAAAGTATCAGTAGAGATGTGACCTCTATTTTCAATTGCTTGTAACAAACCTTCAGTACCACCAATACCGCTAACAGCAGCAGCACCAGAACCAGAAGCAGCTTTTTGAGCTTCAATCATACTCATTTCTAAGTAATCGTTGAAACGTGCTCTAGTATCACCTTCAGCTTTTAAGTACCACATGTAACCATTTTGGCCTTCTTCACCAGAAATTTCAACCCAACCAATTTGAGCAGTGTCAGATCCATCGATCTGGTACATATCTCTCATTATAATTGGCTTGTTATCAAAAGTTTGGAAAGACGGAGTTAATGCGTGTCTATCAGCTGTAGAACCTTTTTTGTATTCAGAACCGTAAACCATTACAGTAAACACAGAGGAGTCAGTGAACACGTTAGTAGTTCCCATGTTAGCTTGAGTATAAGGAGCTATTGTTACCCCTAAAGTATCAGTACCAGAAGCTACAGCATCTTGACCAATAGCAGTTACTAAAACTTTAATTGTTTTACCAACGTTTGCTGCAGTTGAACAACCAGTGCAGTATAACAATAGTGTGTCATGCTTTCTTATTAAGTCAGCTTCATTTTGGTTAGCAAAACCTAAAATATTTGCAGAAACATCTAATGTTGCACCTGTTATGTTAATGTGTAGTCTACCTTGCTCTGACCAAACAACTTTGTCTGATTGCATAGCTTCTTCAGCTCCTACTTTTGCTAAAAATCCTGATAACGATCTGTTACCATATCTCTCTACTTCAGCTTCGTAAAGCTCAGGTAGATATTGTTGTGCCCAACCAGTTGACATATCTAAGTAACTAGCTCCTGTAGTTTGTTTAACCGGAGCTGGAACTGGATCGGCTAATGTATTAATTCCCATTTTTATTTATGTATTAATTGTTAATTTCGTTTTAATTTTACTTTAAACTCTTTTGAACTATCACCTAATACTTTGTACTTAAAACCAGATTTAGATTCTTCACCAAAAGATTGTCTAGGGCTCATATCAACGTTTTTCGCTTTATTCACACTATCTTTTAATGCGTCAACTCTACCTTGTTCGTAAAAGTGTTGAGCAATTGCGTCTGAGTTCATTGCTGTAAAAAGTGACTTGTGATAACCTTTAGCATCTGACATTTCATTATTTTCATTCAAGAACTTCTTGACAAAATTATTAATATCGCTTTGTGTGGCTTTCACTTTGTTAGTGTCTTTAACATTATACCTATAAACTTTTTCCCCAACTTTGTATTCAAATCCTTTGAAATCGTCGTTAAATAGTTTATTTGTTTTTGTTTCAAACACTTCTTTTTGCAGTTTCTGAATTTTAGAGCTTTGTTCAGAGTTTTTGTTGTATTCATCGTAAAAATTAATAGCTTCCTTTTGTTCAGGAGTCAACTTGCTCCCAGCCTTAATCTCGTTGTAATACGAGGACTTTAGCCCGTCCATGTGGCTTCTAGCGTTGGCAACTTGCTCTTTAAACGCTAATTTTTTTCTTTTTATTTCTCTATCAGTGTTTTCTTCTTCATCATAAGAAAAACTATCTTCTATTAAGAAATCTATTTCTTCATTACTTAAATGACCTTTAGTTTGTTTGTAGTATTCTTTTAATACTAAATTGTCATCAAGCTTGCTATAGTCTTGATTTAGTTTTACATAATCTTCTAAATCACCACCAGTTTTTTCCATGAAATCAAGAAGTTTTTCTACATTTTCAGGTAAAGGTTTTCCAGTTTCTTTAGCTTCTTTTATAGCTTCTTTAACTTCTTCTTTAACTTCCTCTACTTTTTCTTCTGTAGTTTCTTCTACTACAACCTCTTCTAGCGTTGGAGTTTCTTGTGCTTCAACTTCCGGTTGTACTTCTTCTTGTTTTTCTGTGGTGTCGGCATCTTTAAGCTCTGTAACCACTCCCTCGTCGACAGGGTTATCTTCTTTAATTTCATCTTGTTTTGGTTCTTCTACTGGTTCTTCAGCTGGTTTGTTAAGATCGAGTTTTATATCCTCGTCTGTTAAATTGTACTTTGGTAATTTTTTTACTTTTAGTTTACCCGTTTCTTGAGGTATTTCTTTATTTTCTTCCATGATATAATATAATAATTAATAAATTTTTAACTAGGCTCAAATTGAGCTAGGTCAAAGTTTCCGCTTAAATTGTCATTTCCAGACGATTCAAAATCTACGGGTTGACCACCACCGTTTCTTTGTTCTATAAGTTTGCTTTGTTGAGATGCTTGCATTTTTGTTCTACTGTCTTTTCTATCTTCTCTACTAGCTTCTCTATTAGACAAACCTTCAGATTCTTTATTTTTTATTTGCATGTTATAATGAAACTCTAACTGCATTAATTGTTTTTTCAAATCAGCCTCACTCATCATTTCTTGCTTTCTAAGTTCTGACTTTTGTGCTTCTAACTGCATTTCTGTCTGAGCAAGCATTTGAGACTTTTGAACTTCAGCTTGTGCGGCTGCAGCAGCAGATTGTTGGTTTATCTGAGCTTGTTGCTGCATGTTTTGTTGTTGCATTTGCTGATCTAACTCTTGTTTTTTCTTTCTACGAACTTTTAATAATTGATTAGCTAATTTTAAATTTTTAACTTCTCTAATATCAATAGCGTCTTCTAAATTTATACTTTGTTGTTGAAGGGCCATTTGTATGTTATTTTCTAACAATTGCTTTTGCTCTTCGTCTGGCTGTAGATTAATAAATATACCAAAGTCATGTAAATGAACGTCTTTTAATTCTTTTAATATAGCAACATTAAACGCTCCAATTTTTTGTATAAAAGCATCCTTTGTTGGAGAATACTCTACAACATCTGAAATTCTTAGTGATAAATTTTCAGCTGTTTGTAAAGTTAAAAATAAACCAGCATCTAATATATGTCTAGTAGCTACGTTAGAATTTGCCGCTGCTATTTTTTGTATACCTACTAAAGCGTCTTTATCTGGCATACTACCATCTCTTGCTTCGTTAAGACCGGTAGTATCTCTTATCATTTGCAAGTAGTAATTATAAGTGCCTATTAAACTTTGCATTTTAGCACCACCATTACCACTTGCTATTTCTTGTATAGGTACTCTACCTGGGTTCA